CGGATCAGAAGAAGGTAACATCGATACATTACGTGGTAAAATTAAGCAATTCGCTTCTACCGTGTCTCTGCACGGTTCTTATAAAGTAGTTATCCTCGACGAGGCTGACTATCTCAATCCACAATCCACACAACCTGCACTTCGTGGATTTATTGAAGAGTTCTCTAATAATTGTCGTTTCATTCTTACATGTAACTTCAAGAATCGTATCATCGAGCCTCTTCACTCAAGATGTAGTGTATATGATTTCGCTATACCAAATGGTGAAAAACCAGCAATCGCAGGTAAAATATTCAATCGTACATGTGATATACTCGATAAAGAAAATGTTACTTATGACAAAAAAGTAATTGTTGAACTTGTTAATCGATATTTCCCAGACTTTCGTCGTATTCTAAATGAATGTCAACGTTATTCTGTTTCAGGTACAATTGATTCAGGTATTCTAGTTAATCTTTCTGATCAGAATGTAACTAATCTAATGGAATACCTTAAATCTAAAAACTTTAAGTCTATGCGTAAATGGGTTGTTGATAATATCGACACAGAACCACAAGTAATATTTCGTAAGATATACGATTCGATGGCTGATCATTTACAACCACAATCTATACCACAAGTAGTACTTATTATCGCAGACTATCAATATAAGAATGCATTCGTTGCTGATCATGAAATCAATGTAGTTGCATGTTTAACTGAAATCATGGCATCAGCAGAATGGCAATAGGAGAATAAAATGAGATGGAACTTTAGATTAGGATGGTTTAGAATTGAAATCCTACCAAGATTTAGAATTGTATTTGATGTACGTCGTACAGTTAATAAAAGAAAGAAACAAGTTGATTGGCAAAAACGTGGACAAGCACAAGTTAGAAAAGCACAAGCATATCATAAAAAAGCACAAGCTAATTATAAAAGACAAGCACGTAGACGTAAATGAGTCCATTCGAATACTTAAATGCAATTAACATAACTAAAAAAGATATCATGATCGATGATCTTGCAGAAAAGGAATACAATGCCTTTATTGTAAATCGATCTTTATCTTATTTCCCTGATACTGCTTTATTGGCCAATGAAATGAATACTCGACATCATGTCGATAATCGTCTTCAATTTCAATTTTTTATAAATACTATCAGAAAAGCGAAACGTTTTTCTAAATGGGCTAAGTCAGAAGACACAGAAGCTCTAAAGACCGTCAAAGAATATTATGGTTATAGCGATGAAAAAGCTCGCCAAGCTTTGACTGTATTAAATGAAAATGAAATTAATGAATTGAAATTAAAGGTCTATAAAGGTGGAAGAAAATAACGTACAGGTGACCTGGACACCAGCTATGATGCTGGAAGTCATTCTAAGGGAGCCAGATGATTTTTTAAAGGTGCGCGAGACCTTAACACGAATTGGTGTTGCATCTCGCAAAGACAATAAGTTGTATCAATCTTGTCATATATTGCATAAACAAGGTCGTTACTTTATCGTTCACTTTAAGGAGCTATTCCTTTTAGATGGTAAACCAAGCAACTTATTAGAAAATGATATTCAGAGACGTAATACTATTGCTACGTTGTTATCGGATTGGGGATTAATTGAAGTCGCTTATCCAGATCAAGCAAAAGATGTTGCACCTCTGAGACAAATTAAAGTTATCTCACATAGAGATAAACACGAATGGGAACTTTGTCCAAAGTATAAGATAGGAAATAAGTAGTGCAATCATTCAAGCAGTATATTAATGAAGGTATAAATGATCCAGCAATCTTCAAAGTTATATTTACTGCTGGTGGACCAGGATCAGGTAAATCTTTCACTGCTAATAAAACTGGTCTTGCTGCAATGGGTTTTAGATTCATAAACTCAGATGATGCATTTGAACGAGCTTTAGAAAAAGCTGGTTTAGATAGTGGAAATTCAGAAGATGTATATAGTAAAAAAGGACAAAAGCTTCGCGCGAGTGCAGTAGAACTCACTGGTAAAAGAATGGAACTCGCTATCCAACAAAGACTTGGATTAGTGATTGATGGTACCGGAAAAGACTACGACAAAATCAAACAATTAGTTACGAAATTCAGAAGAATTGGTTACGAATGTGCCATGATCTTCGTCAATACTGATCTTCAAACAGCAATCGATAGAGATATAGAACGAGGTAAAAATCCAAAAGGTGGTCGTACACTTGGAGCTCCTGCGGTAAGTAAAATGTGGAGTCAAGTTCAAAGAAATATGGGTAAATTCCAAAATCTATTTAAAGGTCACATGTATATTGTCGACAATAATGAAGGTCAAGATATTAATAAAGCTGTCTTATCTGCATATCGTAAGATAAGAAATTGGTCAGAACAAGAACCTCGTATGCCTCAAGCTAAAGCTTGGATGGCGCCTAAAACGAGAGCATAATGGCAAATAAAAGTTCAATAGCATTAGAAGATTCATTAACTGGTAGAGTTGATGCTGGTTATGGTTATGCTTCTGGTACAACACCAAAAGATAAAGATTTTGAACGCGTTAAAGAAGAAATGCGAAATGTTAATATCGATTGGTTTGGATCAAATGTATTTACTGAGTTATCCAATAAAGTACAACCAGTAAAAGATCATATTGCAAAATATTATCCAAATGTCACATTCGAATCAGATAAACTTGATCATTATGCAGTATCATTGATGCTAGCTGAAAAAAGTAATAGAGAAGTTTCTTTTGGTATTGGATTTTTAAAAGAAATTATGGATATTGCTGGTACAGGATTTAGTCAAGGTGATTTAGATGCTGATCTAGCTGGAGCTATGGGTTGGGACGTACAACAAGCTTTGAGTGCTGGACTTCTTATTGATCAAAATCCAACTAATACAGATGCATATAATGAATGGAAAAAAATACCTGAATATTTAGATCCAGATTTTACAGATCAATCTGATGAAGATGCTACAACTGGTGAAAATTATTTTAATAATATAAAAAGTAAAATTCAACCAACAACATTAACTGGGAATGGTCCTTATATTGGTCGAATAAATTATACCGGTACAGTAACTGTAGATTTAGCAATATCATATGAAACTACAAATTCTGAAGCTAAGTTTTCTGGTTCAACAGGTCATTCTCAATTCCTTCAGGCAGGTACTAGTATCAATTCGATGAATCTTGAAGCATTTAATAATAATCCTAATCCTTCAAATGGAGATACGTATAATTATTCTTTTGAGCATGATACAGCAGGTATTACTTATTCCGGCGCTCCAGCCAACTTAACACATCATGTTACTTATAACGCAATTGGTACTTATAGATCAGATACTGCTGGTTGGGATTGGGATATAACTATTACTCATGATGACTTAGTATTCGACGTAGATTTTGAAGCTCAAAGTTTAGCAATGCAAACAAGAAGATATATTATATCGGGTCAAACTATTAATGTTACTGTTCCAGATCTTAGTAATGTTCTTCCGTATTCATTTGGTACAAAAGAAGCCGCATTTGTACAAATGACATTTTATTAAAAAATATTTTACTTTTTTATAAAACTATGGTATAATAGTATTATAAATAAAATTGGATGCAGAATAATCTGGTCCAAACTTGTATAACCTTGCTTAATAAAGGAGGTCTTTAACATGACTATAAGCAATCATTTCGGGAATATGTTCCCGCATTTCATTGGTTTTGATCGTCTATTTGATGAATTAGAACGAGTAAACGTTAATCAAAAACCATCTTATCCACCACATAACATTGTAAAAACAGGTGAAGACACTTATGTCATTCAACTTGCTGTTGCAGGATTCTCAGAAGATAATCTTGACATCGAATTGAAAGAGCATGTACTTACAATTACTGGTGAAATCAAAGGCGACGATCCTGAAGGATATGAATTCCTTCATAAAGGTATCTCAGCTCGTAAGTTCAAACGTACTTTTACTCTAAACGAAATGGTAGAAGTAAATGGTTCAGATCTTACAAACGGTGTACTAACTATTGGTCTTGAGCGAATTGTTCCTGAAGAGAAGAAAGCTCGTAAGATTGAAATTGGTTCACTTGAAATGAAACAACCTGAACTATTGTTTGAAGGTTAATAAATAAAATATGAATCGAGGGAGGTTCGCCTCCCTCACTATAATGCAAGGACTATATAATGGCAAATATTAAAATCGTACGAATTTCTACTGGTGAAGAACTTATCGC